GGAGGGGCCGCGCTCAGAATCGCCAGCCTCGCATTGAGCGGTGGCGCACGATTCAGGATGGCGTGCGTGTTGCCGACTGCATCTGCCCGAACTGTGGCAAGCGGTACGTCGAAACACCGGCGCAAGCCCGCGCTAAATAGTGCAGACACTATTTCCCGACGAGCATCAGGCGACTACTGTGTTGCTGCATGTCTACCTTTGCCGCGTCCATCGCCGCGCAGATCGCCGCCCTTGATGTGAAGCTGGCGAGCATTGGCCCGACCAGCGTAGGAGCAGACGGCACGAGCGTCACAAACCCGGATTGGGTGGCGCTCAGCAACCAGCGGATCAAACTGGAAGGCATCCTAAACCGCATCAGCGGCGCATCCCCCATGTTCCCGCGTGGCGTTGTCACCGGGCTTGGGATCAGCCGCCGATGAAACGTGCGCGCCCCTCATTCGGAACCGTGGCCAAGCGGTGGATGTCTGCGCCGTTCAAGAAGCGCGGACTTTACAATGCCTACGTGTCAACGATGGATTTTCTTGGCTTCCCGGCTGGTGGCGGCTACCAAGTCCTGGACCCCACGCGCAAGATCATCAACGGCCTCCAACGTCAGTTGTCCACCTACAGCGCCAACGAGCTTTCCAGCCTCAGCCTCCCCCAGCTTCGCGCATTCTGCCGTAAGTTGGAGCGCGACAACGCGACTGCCCGCGCCGCCGTTGAGGCTGGCGTGGCGTGCTTCGTCGGCACCGGCATTAGCCTGGAGCCAGATACTGGCGACAAGGAACTGGACAAGCGCATTGGCGTGGAGTGGAAGGCGTGGTGTGAGGGATGCGACGTTACCGGGCGCCGGAGCATCTACGACCTCCAGTCGGAAGCTTTCCGCTCGTGGTTCATCACAGGCGAGCACCTCTGGCGCTTCGTGGTACTGCCCGACCTTGTAGACCAAGGGCTTCTGCCGCTGGCCATTCTCCCGCTGGATAGCGAGTGGATCAGCACCGGGATGCCGGACATTCGCAGCAACGACCTGACCCGCGTTGCCGGTCTTGAACTGGACAAATACGGACGCCCAATTGCCTACTGGCTGTGCAACCCGGAACTGGATGGCGCCGAGAACACAGAGCGCGTCACCGCTGATCAGATCGCTCACGGCTTTGAGCATCGTCGCGCCCTCCAGAACCGTGGCGAACCCTGGCTTGCGCCCGTCATTGAGCGCATCCACCAAGAGGGCGACCTGATCGACACGGAATTGAAGGCCGCGATCAATTGCAGCGGCATCGCAGTGGTCATCACCAGCGACTACCATGGCCCGCTTGATGACGGCACCAGCGAAACACAACTGACCGATGGCACGGCGACCGACCCGGCCCAGGCCATCGGCATCGGTTCCGTTGCTCGTGCACTGCCAGGCGAAAGCGTCCAGGCGTTCAGCCATAACCGCCCCGGTCAGCAGATCGCGCCATTCACCGGCCTGCTGCGCGGCTCCATTGCCGCATCCTGCCGCATCTCCCGGCGCTTCCTCGACAGTGACTACTCGCAAGCCAATTTCAGCAGCCAGCGCGCGGACGAGCAGGACCACCAGCGCCTACAGGCTCCGGTGCGGGAGGCATTCGGGCACGCCACCGCTGGCGCGGCGTACCTCAAGGTGCTGCCGTACCTGTGCGCGCGTGCTGGTGTGCCGGTTCCGCAGAAAAAGACCTACCGCCTGTTGCCTGATGGCGTCCCCTACGTCAACCCAGTGGACGACATCAAGGCCGTTGGCATGGCGATCAGCCAGGGGCTTACCACATGGGAGGCGGAGATCGCCAAGCGCGGCGGAGACCGCAACGCAATATGGGCGCAGCTGGCGAAGGAATACCAAGAGGCCGAGAAACTCGGGCTCAAGCTCGACCTGTCTGGCACCAACGCGCCCGCGCCCGATAGCACGATTGGCGATATGGACGACGCCGACCCAGCGAAGAAACCAGCGGCACAACAGCCAAGCGCCTAGTGCTCGGAAATAGTGCAAACACTATTTCGTGTCATTTCGCGCATGTGTAGCGTGCGCCACATGCCAATGCGCCGCGATCAGTCGAACATCCTCCGCCGCTTCAATGCGGGCGTGAAGATTCGTGAGATCGCAGGCGAGGGCGAGAAGAAGCGCAAAGTCCTGACGATGGTGGCGAGCACTGCTCGTGCCGTTGATTGGGGCGGCTACCGTGAGGTGTTGATCCACAAGGACGAAGCGATCAGCCGCGATGCTGCCGCCGCCATGCTGGTCAACCATGACCCGAACCGCATCGCCGGTCCCATCACCGCCATCCGCGTTGCTGGCGATCAAATGGAGATCGACGCTGAATTACTGCCAGATGCCCGCATGGATAGCGGTGTATCCGTGGCCGACGCCATCGAATCCGGCGCCCTGCGCGGCGTTTCGATTGGCTACAACTACTCAGAAAAAGACACCCAGTACGACCGCGACACGCGCACCCTGACAGTGAACTCGTGGCGCCTCCTGGAAGTCTCGCTCACTCCCATTCCGGCTGACGACAGCGCCGGGCTTCGCTCGCGCTCACTCCCCGATCATTTCAACGACGGCAAAAAGCCGCAAGGAACCCGTATGAACTTCGCTCTCTGGCTCAAGGCTCGCGGCTTCATCTTTGAGAAGCTCACCGACGAACAGGCGGACAGCCTGCGCGCCATCCACAAGGACGGCAAGGAGCCCGAGGCGGAGTTCGCCAAGGAAGCCCGCGAAGTCCCGGTGAAGGAAGATGCCAACGAGGCGACCCGTGCCGCCGACACGAAGCGCGACCGCGAGATCGCCGTCCGCGCCGAATCGCATGGCCTGACCGCCAGCGCTTACCTCGGCATGACCGATGAAGCCGCCAATGGCGCGATGCTCCGCGACCTGGCCGCGAAGAACAAGGCCGAACCCAAGGGGTCCACCGTGGTCACGATCACCTACGACGATGCCGACAAGCAGCGCGATGCCGTGCACTTGGCCATGGAAAATCGCGTCCTCCGCTCGGGCGATGTGAAGAACAACCCGTACGCCGGTCGCAGCATCCAAGAAACCCTGCGCACCTACGCGCGCTCCATGGGCATCAACGGCGCAGACCGCTGGTCGAAGCAGGATCTAGCGTGGTTCGGCATGGGCCGTACCGAGCAAATCCAGGGCTTCCGTGGTGCCGCCAATATCTCGGTCGCCTCGTTCCCGTCTTTCGTGATGCTCAACGCCATCACCAAGATCGTGACCAAGGGCTACGAAGCTGCGCCCAAGGGATTGGCCAGCGCGAGCGGTCGTTCAATCTACAGCGTCCGCACTGCGCCGGACTTCAAGTCGTTCTATCTCGGCGGGCTCGGCACGGCGAACTTGCAGGAAACTGCGGAGAACGTCGCTGCGCCGGAACTGGCCAAGACGGAAGGCGCGTACAATGACACGCTGAAAATGTGGGCCGGTACGCTGTCCCTCAGCTTCCAGGCGATGGTCAATGACGACACCGGCCTGTTCGACGCCTCGCTCCGCAAGGCTGGCCCGATCGCTCAGAAGACCCGCGAGAAGCGCCTGGTTCAGAAGTTCTTGCGTGGCGTCGCCACCACGGACGCTTCGACCTGGACCGACAACACGACCAGCGGTTGCACCCCGGTCTATACGACCGCCGACACCCTGGCCGCTGGCCGTGCGAACATCGGCAAGGCCAATGCTGCGCTCCAGCAGAAGATCGGTCTTGACGGCAACCCGACCGGCAACATGGCGGCGTTCTACTTCGCTGGTCCGACCTCTGGCCTGTACCTCGCTGGCCTGCTCAATCAGGCTCCTGGCCAGTCCGTGGCGAACAGCGGGCAGGGCGAACTGGTTGTCAGCCCGTGGCTGGAAGCGACCACGATCACCGGCTACTCGACCACCAGCTACTACGTCCTGTCCGATCCTTCGCTGGTTGATGGCCTGATCCTGACCGAACTGGCTGGCCTCAATGGCCCGCAGGTCATGGAATACGATCAGGGCTCGACCCTGGCCCGTGGCTGGAAGATCTTCGACGCCTTTGAGGCGGATCTGTTCTGGGCCGCGAACGGCCTCGCAACGCCGAAGAATGTGATCTTCGGCGCTCAGCAGGCCACGACCTGATGACCAGCGGGGGTCGCAAGGCCCCCGCGCTCCACCCCTACCCATCTCAAGGAACATCCCATGGCCGCAGGCGACCGCTGCAATTTCTCAGGTGACGTGCTTTTCGTCGCCCCCACCGGTGGCTACACCCGTGGCCTCATCTACGCCGTGACTGACTGCTTTGCGGTCGCACGCGAAACGGTTGTGGCCACTGCCACCGCCAAGATGGCGCTTCATGGCGCTGTCACCATCACCAAGAACACCGGCACCGGCAAGTCATTTGCCGTGGGCGACAAGGTGTATATGGACGCCTCGACCAAGAAGGCCACCCCGAACGCGACCAGCAACACGCTGGTGGGCTTCGCGCTGTCCATCGCAGCGACCACGGACGGAACCGTGGACGTGTGGATGACCGGCCTGAACGTCTCCGCGACCTGATCCGAACAGTAGCGCCCCGCGCGCATGCGGCGTCGGGGTTGTTACCTCGGCGCCGTTTCCATTTCTACTGACCGGAACCCATGACTGCCGTAGGCCACAACGATACGCTATGGACCAACCTCTCAGTCCTGGCAACTGGTGTCGCGCAAGACTTCGCCAACAAAGCGGCGATGACCGGGGCAGGGTACGCCCTGACGTGGTACGATGATCTGGGCGTTGCCCTGAGTAGCCAGCCCACATGGGACATGGTGCGCAGCGAAACTAACGGCGATCATGAGCTTTCCTACGCCGTCCCCCTTGGCGCATATGCCATCCGCCTGACCGTCCCTGTTGCTGACTACGCCTCTATCGCCCTCTGGAACGGCATCGGCTACACCTACGGACTGGACGACATCGGCGCGTCCATCGCCACCGCTGGCAGCGTCACCGTCACCCCAACACTGACCACCGATACCGCCACGCTCTACGATGGCGACTCGCTCGACGTGAGCGTCAGCGTCACGGAATCCGCCCTTGCCAGCATTGGCGCCGCATCCCTGGCTGCCTGCGATACCCGCCGCGCTACGATCAAGCTGGACAGCGCGGCATCGGGTGCCGCCCCGACCGTCCCCTACACGGACCTGACCGTCACCATTACCACAGACACCGTTAACAACCGCATCCTGCGCATCGTCAAGGATGCGTTCCCGACCGCTCTGGCCGTGCCCAACGGCTCAACCAGCGTGGCCTGCACCCTCCAGATGGAGCTCGGCGAAGGCACCAAGGTCATCACAGCGGCATCAGTAGCGATCACCGTCCTATGGGGAACCAGGGATAACGCGGGCACATGAGCGGCGGCGGAACAACTATTGGCGTGCCATCGGCGGGGTTCAGCCCGGCCACTTTGCTGGCCCGTATCAAGACGGTGGACGGCACGGGGTCCGGTCTGGACGCGGATCTGTTGGACGGTCAGCACGGCACCTACTACCTGGATGTTGATAACGTCACAGCGGGCACCTTGGCCGTTGCGAATGGCGGCACCAACCTCGCATCCTACGCAGTGGGCGACCTACTCTACGCCAGCGCATCCACCACGCTGTCCAAACTGGCTGGCGTAGCGACCGGCAACGCGCTCATCAGCGGCGGCGTGACGACCGCGCCATCATGGGGAAAGATCGGGCTCGCCACGCATATCGATGGTGTCTTGCCCGCAGCCAACGGCGGCACGGGCGTCAACAACGCAGGCACGCTGACCAACGCCAGCGACACCACCATCACTGGTGGCGGAACACTCGCCCTCGGCGGCTTCACGCTGACGGTTCCGGCGACGGGGACGGCGGGACTGCTGGGAACCATCCAGACATGGAGCGCGGCCAACACGTTCAGCGCCATCACGACCGTAAGCAACACGACCAACGCAAGTAACGCTACGACCGGCGCTCTCGTAGTCGGCAACGGAACCTCGGCCACCAGTGTAGCGATCGGCGGCGGGAATATCTATGCTGGCGGCGCAGCAAACCGCATGGCCTCGGGCAACGTCGCAGCGTCCGGAACCACGCTTCAGATCACCAAGGGTAGCCTTGCCACCAGCGGTAACGATTGGGGCATCCTGGTTTCCAACACCATCGCTCCGGGAGGTGCGTCAACCCAGAACGCCACCGGCATCACTGGGAATATAGCGGTAGCAGGCGGAGCCAGCGGCATCAGTGGATCACTAATCGGCCTTGACGGAACCATAGATATTGACGCATCGGCCAACACTTTTGCTGATGTAACCGGACTGCGCGCTGTCGTCCGCAAGGGAGGCGCGAATACAATCACGGCAGCGCAGGCGCTGGCCTGCTCATTCTCCACCTCAGCAGCCGGCACGGTGACTGCCGCACGTGGCGCATACATCTCCATGACAAACTCTGGTGGAGCGACCGTCACCACCGCCACCGGACTTCGCATCGATAACGTTTCTATTGGTTCGACCAACTATGCCATCGACTGC